TGCTGCAGCACGAAGAAAATCTTATTGTGCAAGATCAGCTGGCCAAATGAAAATGTTTCCTAAAGCTGCGAAAGATCCTAATAGTAGATTAAGGCAAGCTAGAAGAAGATGGAGATGTCGTTAATCGTATCATGTTTTTAATTGATACTTACTTAGATAAAAGTAAAATAGAAGGCATAGGAGTTTTTGCAAAAGAGAATGTAAAGAAAGGAGAAAAAATAAAAGAAGTAAGACCTGAATTTGAAATAGAATTTGACAAAGAAAATTTACCTAGAATGCCTTTAGCTCTTGCAAGACTTATTGATAATTATGCTTATGAAAGAGAAAAAGGATCTAAAATTGTAGTTTTAGGAATTGATCATGAAAAATATTTAAATCATAGTGATGATCCAAGTGTTAATGATGATGGAATTGCTTTAAAAGATATAAATATAGGAGATGAAATTACAATAGACTACAAAGATTTTGATGATAGTATTGATAAATGGTTCATTCCAAATCAAAAATAAATTGTATATATTATCTTAAAATAGGCATTTGTTCCTTATTACAAGCCTGTAAATGTAAAAAATAATAATTATATAACTATTAACAATAGGAGATAATTATGTTTAACCCTTTAGATTATTTAGATTATAGTAAAGTTAAGAGCTTCTGGACTGACTATAATCAGAAAGTTCAAAAGTTCTGGAAAGATGCTTTTGAAGACTACAAAGCAAACTTCTCAAAATAATATCCTTTTTGATTGTTTAATCACTGGAATAATTAGCTTTATTCCAGTGATTTTTTGTTTTATACTATACGATAGATGTATAGGGTATGAACCCGGAGGTATTAAACAATGAAAAAAACAAAAGCACAAAATAAAATTTCTAAAGTTATGAAAGAATATAAAAAAGGAGAGCTTAACATTGGAAAATCAAAGAAAAAAGTTAAATCAAAAAAACAAGCTATAGCAATTGCTTTATCAGAAGCAAGAAAAGGAAAAAAATAATGAAAAAGAAAAAAAATAAAAAATCTTTTCCTGATATGTCAGGAGATGGTAAAGTTACTAAAAAAGATATTTTAATTGCACGAGGTGTAATTAAAAAAAAGAAAAAGTAAATGTTAACTAGATCAAAGTTTGAAAAACAAATGACAAAACCTAGAAAAAGAAAAGTAAAATCCGATTATCTTGCCGGTTTATCTGGTAAAGAAAGAGCAGCAAGAAAAGCTGCACTTTTAAGATTAAATAAAAATACAAAAGGTTCAGGTATTTTACCAGGTGATTTAAATAAAAAAGGTAAATTAAAAGGAAGTAAAAAACAAAGTCCACATAATGAAAGGTTTAGAAGAAAATATGGGTAATGTTTCTAAAGCAATACAAAATAAAGCAAAAAAAACTGGAGTATCAACTTCTAAGATAAGACAAATTTATAATAGAGGTCTTGCTGCTTACAGAACAGGAGGTCATCGTCCGGGTGTATCATCACATGCATGGGCAATGGCTAGAGTAAATTCAGCACTTACAGGTGGTAAAGCTGCTAAAGTAGATAAAGATATACTTAAAGGTAGAAAAAGTAAAAATAGAAATCCTGATGGTACAACTAAGAAAGGAAAAAAATGAAACAAGGATTATACGCAAATATAAATAAAAGAAAAAAAATGGGAAAGAGTAGATCAAAATCAAAATCTACTATATCTAAAAAAGCATATGCAAATATGAAAAAAGGATTCCCTAAAAAATAATATGGCACTTGAAGTTGAACTAGATAAAAAAAAACTGCAATATACCGATGATGAAGGTAAGAAGATTACTGTCGATGTAAATGAAGATGAAACTGATAAAGCTGAAGAAGAATTTGAATCAGATCATTATGAAAATCTTGCGGAAACTTTAGATAGTTTTAAAATTTCAAGAATAGGAAAACAATTAATCACTGCTTATGAAGATGATAAGTCTTCAAGAAAAGAATGGGAAGACCAATATTCTAAAGGTCTAAAGATGTTAGGTGTAATTGTTGAAGATAGAAACGATCCATTTCCTGGTGCTTCTGGAGTACATCATCCATTACTTGCAGAAGCAGCCACACAATTTCAAGCTAGAGCTATAGCTGAATTATTTCCAGCAGGAGGACCTGTTAAAACTCAAATAATAGGAAAACCTACAGATAAAAAAATAGATCAAGCTGCACGAGTTGAAGATTTTATGAATTATCAACTTACTACTCAAATTCCAGATTACTTTAATGAATTAGATCAAATGTTATTTTATTTATCATTATCTGGTTCAGCTTTTAAAAAAATATACTTTGATGATACCTTAGATAGAATTTGTGCAAAATTTGTACCAGCTGAAGATTTTGTAATATCATATCAGAATACAGATTTACAAACTGCAGAAAGATATACTCAAGTAATGAAATTATCTGTAAACGAAATTAGAAAATATCAAGTTGTAGGATTTTATAGAGATGTTGCTTTATCTAAAACTCAATCTGATACTAATGTAGATGATCAAATTCAACAAACACTTCAAAGATTAGAAGGAATGTCTCCATCATCTGCTGATAGATTACATACAATTTTAGAAATGCATGTTGATTTAGATTTAGGAGAAGATGAAAATGAAATTGCTTTACCTTATATTGTTACAATTGATTATGATATGGAAGTTATTTTATCAATTAGACGTAACTGGAAAGAAGATGATCAATTAAAACGTAAAAGAACTTATTTTATTCATTATAAATATTTACCAGGTTTAGGATTTTATGGATTTGGTTTAATACAGATGATCGGCGGTTTACAACATGCAAGCACTGGAGCTTTAAGAGCTTTATTAGATTCAGCAGCCTTTGCAAATTTAAATGGTGGCTTTAGAGCTAAAGGAGCAAGAATTGAAGGTGGAGATATTACAGTATCACCAGGAGAATGGGTGGAAGTAGAAGCATATGGAGATGATTTAAGAAAATCATTTATACCACTTCCATTTAAAGAACCTTCTCCTACTTTACTTCAACTTTTAGGAGTAATGACAGAGTCAGGTAGACGTTTTGCATCAATTGCTGATGCAATGGTAGGTCAATCCGCAGGTTCTGGACCAGTTGGAACTACAATTGCTCTTATAGAACAAGGTTCTAAAGTATTTTCAGCTATACATAAACGATTACATCAAGCTCAAGGTAGAGAATTTAAATTAATTTATGAATTAAATGGAGAATATTTAGATGATGAGTATCCTTACGAAACGATTGGTGAGAAAAAAACTGTAAGAAGAAAAGATTTTGATCAAGCAATTAATGTAGTACCAGTATCTGATCCTAATATTTCATCTTCTGCTCAAAGAATAGCTTTAGCACAGACTGGACTTCAGTTAGCACAACAAGCTCCACAGATTATTGATGTAAAACAAGCTTATAAAAGATTTTTAAAATCATTAAATGTACCTGATATTGAAAATTTATTAATAGATGAGAAAGAAACACCTCGTAGAGATCCAGTTTCTGAGAATATGGCTGTATTAAATGGTAAACCCATACAAGTTTTTGAAGAACAAGATCATCAAGCTCATCTTATAGTACATCAACAATTCATAAATGATCCTAGATTTGGTGGAACACCTGAAGCTAAACAAGTTTTATATGGTCAAATGTTAGCACATATGGGTCAACATATGGGATTTTTATATCAACAACAAATGCAAGCTTCAATTGAAGAGGGAATACCAGTATCAAGTGGTCAATTTAATGAAGAATTTAATGATAAAGAAATTAAACCACTTCCGATAGAACAAGAAAATAGAATTGCAGCAGCAGCTGCACAAGCTGCTCAAAATTTAATGGGAAGTATGCCGCCAAGTCAAGAACAACAACAGATGCAAATGGATATGCAAGAAAAAATGGCAAATCTTCAAATTAAAAATGAAGAATTAAATATTCGTAAAGCTCGATTTGAAGAAGGTGTTAAAACTAATGAGAGACAACAAGCTAGAAAAGATGCTGAAGTGAAAGCTAAAATAGTAGAAGCTGCTTCTCGAATTGCAAAACGTGATAAATAATATGGGTATTAAAGCTGAAGAAATAAGACAAGCTAAAAAATTTTTAGAAAATCAAAAATTATCAATAAAAAAAGTTAAACCAAGACTTTTTGCAATTGTTGCAAAAGAATTAAACTTAAAATTTTCAGAGATAATAGAAAGGTTTGAAAAAGCAGTAAATGGAAAAACTACTTCAAGCAATAAAAAATCAAATTAAAAAACATAAAGAAGAATTAGGTAATAATTTGTTGTCTAAAGGTGTAGATAACATAGAGGAGTTTAAACGAAACTATGGTTATGGTCAAGGTTTAGATAAATCTTTACAAATTATAAATGAAGTTATTGAAAAATATAAAAAAGGAGAAATAGAAGATGATGAGTAATCAGCCGTGGGCTACAGAAGATGATGTACCTACACCTACAAAAGTACCTCAACCAGTTGGATATAGAATTTTAATTAGACCTAAAGGACCTATTTCTAAAACAACTGGTGGTATTTATTTACCCGAAAAAAATCAAGATACACAAGCTTATTTAAATAGTGTAGGTCAAGTAATAGCAATGGGATCTGAGTGTTATAGCGATAGAAAAGCTCCCTGGTGTAAAGTAGGAGATTGGGTTTTGTTTGGTCGTTACGCAGGTGCACGCATATCTGTACAAAATGTCAAAATGGTGATAGTAAATGACGATGAGATCATTGCTTCACTTGAAAGTTCTGAAGTAGTATCTCAACAAATATAAACATACGTTATTGAGTTAAAAATAACGCCAACATAGGAGATAACTATGCCTAACGAAGAAACAAAGAAAGAGATTGAGGTGAAATTAGATGAACCTGTTTCTGAAAAAGAAATAGAGGTTCCTCAAAATCCACTTGAAGCTCTTACTGAGCAAGTAGAGAAAGATGAAGTAAAAGAGGAAGTAAAAGAACAACCTCAAGTTACTAAAAATGTCCCGCCTTATTCAGATGATTTACCTTATTCTGAAAAAGTTCGTAAGCGAATTCAAAAAGAAGTTGCAAAAAGAGCTGAGGCTGAACAAAGAATAGCTGAATTAGAAGATAGACTATCTTCAATGGAAAGAAAAACTATTGACATTGCTAGTAAGTCATTAACTAATCAATATTCTTCTATTTCTCAAAAGCTAAAACAAGCTATTGAAGAAGGTAATACTGAAGAACAAATAAAATTGTATGAAAGTATGGCTGATATTCGTAGCCAAATGAATAAGACGCAAGAATATGCTTCTGAATTACCTAAAAAATCTGAAACTAAAAAAACAGTACCACCTTTAGCAGCGGATTGGGTAAAAGAAAATAGTCAATGGTTCAATAAACCTGGTTATCGTAAAGAGACAGCTATGGCTTATGGAATTGATGCTGAACTAACAGAAGAAGGTTGGGATGCAAGTGATCCAGAATATTATGATGAGATGAATAAGAGGTTAAAAGCTTCTAATTTACCTTATTTTAATAAATCTGAAGATAGTGCTTCTCAAAATGACAAAAATGTGGTACAAAAAGCTAACAGAGTGCAATCTCCTGTTGCTGGAGTTTCTCGTAAAAAAGGAATTGACAGTAATCGAGTTAAGCTTACTTCTGAAGATTTAGATACTGCAAGAAAATTCGGTATCGATATTAATGATGAAGCGGCACTGAAACGTTTTGCTAAAGAAGTAAAAAGCTTTAGTGATACAGGACAACTATAGGAGCCTGACATGAAGAATAATAAAATAAAAAATGAAACTAGAGTTGAAAAATCAACTGTAGCTTCAAAGTGGCGCCCAACTAACTTATTGGAGGCACCTGAACCAAGACCTGGTTTCAAACAGAGATGGATTGCAACGATGGTTTTAGGACAGGAAACACCAACAAATGTGGCTAAACGTATGCGAGAAGGTTGGCAACCTAGGGACATTAAAACAGTCCCTGATGCTAATAAGTATGCTACGATTGAACATGGCAAATTTGCTGGTTATATAGGTATGGAAGGAATGGTACTCTGTGAAATGCCAGAAGAAATGGTAAATGAACGTAATGAATATTACGCAAGAATGACTGAAAATCTAATGAGATCAGTCGAGATGGACATTCACAAAGTAGAACGACCTGGAAATCCTATAAGCCGTTCTTATAAGACCGAAGTTACGAGGGGCGGTTTTAAAGAGTAATAATTTATAACAAGGAGTTATAAAATGGCTAATATAGATGCTCCTAATGGGTTTGTACCTCTTAGGCATTTAACTGGCGGTGTTATAAGACCTCAGGCCTATCCTATAGCTAATGGATTTTCTACTTCATTATTTTCTGGTGATTTAGTAACATTACTATCTAATGGAACTGTAGGTATTGGAACAAATACATCGAACGCACTAGGTGTGTTCTATGGTGTTCAATACATCGATCAGAATACTGGAGATGTAAAATTCTCCAAAGTTTGGACAGCAAGTACAACAGTTAAAGCTAATACAGCTGCGACTGCTTATGTATATGA